AAGAGGAAAAAAAAAGTTAAGAGAAAAGACGTGGGATGAGATTATAGTTCTCGCCTTGGAAGTTGGCCTAACGATTGAGCAGTTTTGGCGGCTTACTTGGCGAGAATTTTTATTATACCGGAAAGGGTATGAAGCAAGGCAGTTGGCAGAATGGCAAAGGACAAGGTTGATTGCGTATGTGATATACTGCACGAACACGGAAACGAAGGGGCGCAAAGAGATAACGGAATTCTTACCTTTGTCAACAGATGAAAAGCCGGACAGAGGGGAGAAATTAACACAGGAGCAATTCATCGAAAACATGAAGAAACTATCACAAGCACTATAACCAATGGCAGAAGAAGCACTCAAAATTACGATAACGGCCGACAACAAGCAGGCACTTGCTGCGATGAATCAAACGGTTACATCGCTTGACAATGTTTCCTCTGCTGCTGGTGCAACGGGTGGTAAGGTAGTCAAGATGGGTAAAGACTTCACAGGAATAAGCCGTGTTATACAGGATTTGCCGTATGGTTTTAATGCTATCTCAAACAACTTAACGCAGTTGGTACCTGCTGCCGGTGCTGCTGGATTGGCATTTAGTGCATTGGTGGCAGGGTTATCATTTGCTCAAATAGGGTTATCGAATTGGACAAGGGGAAGTAAGGATAGCAATGAAACAACAAAAGAAGTAAGCAAAAACCTAACTAATTTTTATACCAATCTTCAAGAAGTTAAGACTGCTTTTGATACTGCCCGTGGTGGTGCAATGAGTAAGACTAAAGCACTTGAAGAATACAATGACAAGTTAGGTGCAACTATTGGATATGCTACATCATTAGAAGAAGCAGAAAAATTACTTGCAGCCAATACAGAAAAGGTTATTAAGGCCCTGATGTTAAGAACACAGGCACAGGTAATGTATGGTGAAGCAGCAAAAAACTCTGCAAAAATTGTTAGTGGTGAATTAGCGACATTTGATGTGGATGGTGAATCATTTAAGGAATTAGTAAAGAGTTTTTTTACGGGGGCTAATGCTGCTGACGTATTCAAAAGGAGAACATTTGAAGCTACTGATGCAGTAAGTAGGTTAAATGCGGAAGGTAATAAATTAATACAACAAGCAATTGGAATTGAAAAAGGTTTAGCAGGGTCAAGAGAAAAAGCAACGGGGGGGGGAAAGGGTAAAACACCTGTAACAGATGCCAAAGATTTAAACAAGGAACTTGAAGCACAAATAGCAATATATCTCCGTCTGCGTGATGCCCGTATAAAGGCACAGGGTCAGGGTGCATTGGGTACAATTATGCCTGAAAGAGATAAGGAAAAAGACCTGACTAATCTGAAACTAACTACCGATGGTAACGCTGCACTCAATCAGGTATTGTTAAGGCAATCCGAACTACAAGACCAACGAAATCAAAATATGGCCATCGCCAACGGTCTTACTGATGTAGCTATGAATAGTCTTACAGGACTTGTTAACGCTATGGCTAACGGGCAGAATATCGGGCAAGCATTGGGGGATATGTTTAAGCGGTTAGCGGTTGACATCGCACTTGCAGCAGCAAAGGCGATGATATTTCAGGCAATACTTGGGGCATTAACAGGGGGTGGAAGTGCTGCTGCTGGTGGGGCTGCCAAAGGCGGTGGATTCCTTAAAATGTTCGGCAAGATGCTCGGCTTCTCCGAAGGCGGTACCGTATCCGGCCCTAAATCCGGTTATCCCGTAATGCTTCACGGCACAGAGCATATTGTAAGGCCCGATCAGATGAGGTCTATAATTGCATCCGCTTCGCAAATGGGTGGGGGTAATAGCCGGGTGATAGTTGAGGGAAGAATATCCGGTCAGGATATTTGGTTGAGTCAGCAGCGGACAAACACATTCAGAGCATTAACAACGTAACATGGCATACGGCAAGAAATACATATTTTCCGCTATCAGCAAATCAGGGTTAACCTATACTGCTGAAATTTGGGAGAATGACTATGTAGGCACATCGTACAACGTGAACACAGGCGCAGACCCTTTTGTACTTGACTGCCTTGCTTCAGGTGATGACCCTTTCCAACCAGTACTACCAACAACGCTGACTATACAAGCAGACTTCACCGACTTTGCCGGGCCGCTGCCTGACTTTCTTACAACGGACAGCAAAAAATACTACGTTAAATTATACGCAAACGGAACTACATATTTTATATGGCAGGGTTTTGTATTGATGGACACGCTATCAATACCATTCACAACGGGCAGAAACTTTGTTAACATCATTTGTGTTGATGGACTTGGAATATTAAAGTCCGCACCATACGGCTTTACTAGTGCCAATATTAATGTAGCTGAATCACTAGTGCAAATTATAAGAAACTGCCTTGCAGCAATCGGCACACCGGAAACATTTTATATCAATAGTGCCGTAAACTATTACGCACAATTCCAAAACACTGCACAATCATATCTCCGACAAACATACATTCTGCCATCAGTTTGGATGAATGCTGACTATACATTCAAGTCATGCTATGATGTGCTGGAAACTATCTGCCAATCGCATGGAGTACAGATATATCAATCCAACGGGGAATGGTGGGTTACATCGGTGAACGAAAGGGCATCCGATACATTACGGGTATTTAGGACTGATAATTTACTAACTGCTGATACGGTAAGCACCGTAAATATTAACAGAACTATAAGGCCATACCAAAGCGATGCACTCACTCCGTTTTTCTTCATTGAAAATACACAGAACAAAACAATATCAAAGGGTTATCAATACATTGAACTTGCCGGCCCGATTGATTATCCCGATAATAGCGTAATGAATGGCAACATGGCTATCATTACAAGCGGAGTGCCTGATTTCTTTACACGGACAATCGGCACAAGCGGAACATTCGTAATGAATAGCAATAGCGGTATCAATGGTGCTACCATGATAGCCGGAACAACGCAAACCGATTTACAAGCAAATTCATGCGGAGATGTTGGGGCAGGTGATATACTTGAAATAAAGTATCAAATAAAGGCAGCCGTTACGGGAGTAATGAAAGTGGAAATCAAAGTAGATACCGGCTCACTTGTTTACTATTATCAAAAGTCAGGTAGTAACTCAATATGGAGTACTACTGCCAGCTTTTACGATGATGATATTAACGGCACATCGCTAGAAAGCAGAACAATAACAACAATCCCATGCCCTGTAAATGGCTTTCTTACTTTACGATTTAGGGTGCAATCATCCGGTAGTATAAATGAGGCATTTATAGCCAACATTAAAAAGACTGCAAAGCCATCAATAGCAGAGCAAAGAACACTCTACAATCAAACATCAACCAATCAGTATAAAAAGGAACTGACTACAAAAATAGGGTTACCATTCCCGGCTGATAGTTCAGTACAGGTGCAAACATTATTGAATTTAGACATAGGGGGTGCGCCATTAGGAAACTTTCAACGTTTCGGAGGAACAGAAACCTATGCCAATTTAGGAAATCTTCTATACTCGCAGTTGTATAATATCCTATCAATTCCACAGGTTAACATATCTTTCACGGCTTACAATTTATTCAATCAGTCGGGCAATTATATTGTAGGACTGCTGCATAATTTCGGGGTAGTTGACCCAACATCGTTTGCAAGTATAAACGCTGCCCGTTTCATCATGGGTTCGTGTTCCATCAACTTCACAAAAAATGTGATTTCGGGTACTGCCTTGCAGGTATCAAATGCGATACTAACCTACACGCTGATTGATAATCCTGCTACATCACCTACTCCTATTTGTAAACAATACACGAATAACACGGGGGCAAATTGGATAGGTTCGTATATCCGTTGTGATGGAGTTGCGTTTGGGCCTGTAACTTTGACACCGGGGCAATCCGTTTGCGCAAGGATATACACACCAATAACAATAAGCGGATCAAACCTAACAATGGGTATAAATTGCGTATAATATGACACCAGTAACCGGCCAAAAGCTAAACATCTACAAATACAATTCGATAGCGAATACGGACACGCTGATTGCCTGCGCAAGGACTTGCACGCTAAATGCGAGTGTCAATTCAATGGAGGTAACCAATATCAACTCCGCTTGGTTTCAGGAGACTAGGCCCGATGTTGCGAATTGGTCAATTTCAGCCGATGGGTTGGTGGTCCTCGATGATTATTCCTACCTGTTTATGTTGCAGTCGCAGTTAGACCGTGAAGTCCATCTGATTAAGTTCGTTATTGACAATGGAACTGCCGGGGGGTTGGTTATTGTGTCGGGGTTGGTATGGCTGCAATCAATAAGCATTACGGGGGCAAATAAGGACATCGGAACGTATCAGGCAACATTCCAGGGGACAGGTCCGTATTCGTTAGCAGGTACCACCATAACACCCGTTGGGATACTTATACAAGGCACTACCGTACAGGTATTACAATACACTGCTGCCGGTGGTGAAACTTCCATCGCTATCCCCGGTGGGGCAGGTAAAACGATGTTATACGGTAGCCGTGGCGGCACTGCCTTTGAAACTATCGTTTATACGGGTTCACCCGGTACGGGTTGCACGTGGACAATCAGCACAGGTACACTTGCCGTTGATAGCGGAGTGCCATTCTTTACAGGAGAAAAAATTATTATTTTAGTACAATAAATACTTACTATGTTACAAAGATTCTTAATTATTGCCCTCACTTTATGTTCCCTATCCGCATCCGCACAATGGCAGCAAACAGGAAGTAAGGTACGTTATGTGAATGGTATCGGTATTCCTACGAAGGATACGGCTGCAGGGGTGAGTGCTGATAGTTCACAAATACTGATTCGCCCGGCTGATAGTTCGTTGTATGTGAAGTATAAGAGAACTTGGATGCGTGTAGGGGGTGGTACGGTGAGTGGTACAACCAATAGAGTGTCTAAATTCACAGGTGCGACAACAGTTGGTAATTCATCAATAGTTGATTCGGCTTCATCAGTTGCAATGACAATCAATCCATCGGGTAATGTA